ATCGGACAGCTTGCCAGAACAACAGTTAGCGGCAACTAGGGGGGTTGTTACTAATGTTGAAACAACCGCTGATGCGGTTCAATTATTGGCTGACGATCTAAATCTAAAACGAAGCGTATTAAAGAATAAGCCCGGCACAACTTTTACCAATGCGGCTGAAGCAACTGCCGCGCGGATGTTATTGGCAGATAGCGCAAAGCAATTGCGAAATCTTGCTGAACAAGTAAAGTTAAGACAAGGCGGCGATGCTGTTATTCTTCAATTTCGCCGCCAACTAGCCATACACAACGGCATTCAATTGCAGATCAAGGGCGCGCAAACTGAAGCAGCTCGACTACTGCAATCTTTTAATATCCCGGTCACTGATGGCATGGCCCCGGATGTTAGCGCTTTAATGAACATGGATGTGATTGAAGCGTCTGGCGGTGCTAAGACAATGATGATGGCCGCTGAAGGGTTGCTTGACGCTCATAAAAAAGGCGGTGATCGCGCAATGAATGAAGCCGCTCAAAAAGGCATAATGAGCAAATTTAGAAATGGCGTTGAGCATTTATACATTAATGGATTGTTGTCTGGCCCTAAGACGCAATTCAAAAATCTTCTAGGCAATGCTTTGTTTGGCCTGATGCAAGTGCCAGAAGAGTTCCTTGCCGGTATTTATGGAACTGTTGAGCGCACAGCTTTTAAAGCTGCTGGCAAAGAAATTGATTACACAAAACAAAAATATATAAGCGATGTCGGCCACAGAATGACTGGCTATTTTGTTTCTTTTGGCGATGCTTGGAGAGCGGCTAGAGAAGCTTTTGTAAGGGGAGAGGCTGGCGATTCTATTGTTAAGTCTGATTTTAACACCTATCGATCTGGCAACACAAAGTTAAGCGACACGCCGTTTGGCCTTGCAATGACTTATTTGCACAATGTAACAGGCATTCCAACAAGGGGGCTACTCGCTGGCGATGATTTTTTCAAAGTGCTTTCGCAAAATGGTGAACTTGCTGTTCTTGCAAACCATCAAAAGAAAGCAGCTCTAGCGTCTGGAATGACAGCAAAGCAAGCGCAAGATGAAGCAGATATGGTCATGCTTTCGCCAAGGCAATTTGCACCAGAGATAGATGTTAAGGGCCGTTATGACACACTTATGTCTGACACTGGCGCTATTGGGGAAGCGGCAGCGAAGTTTCAAAACACATGGTTTGGCCGGTATATACTGCCTTTTGCAACAGCGCCAACAAACGACATTTTAAGAACATTTGAACGAACTCCTTTGGGTTTGCTTCATAAAGAAATGATCGGATCAGATGCTAGTAAAAGACAAATGCGTCTTGGACGGTTTGCTCTTGCAAGCATGACAATGGCACAGGTGGCAAACTACGCTGGTCAAGGCTACATAACTGGCGGCATTCCTATGTCAAGAACTGGTTATGTAGACAAAAAGAAGCGCGCTAAATTACCACCGGGGTGGCAACCATATTCGTTTGTTTTTAGGGGCGAAGGGTTTCCTGTTGATGAAAATGGCGAACCATTGCCTTTGTTTGACAAATACCACAATCCTAATGGCCCTTTAAATTATTACAGCTATGCCGGGCTTGGCCCATTAGCCAGTGTGATTGGCCTGACAGCCGGTGCCGTTCAATATGGTACGCTGGCCAGAAACGCTCAAGAATACCAATATTCTACTTTTGGCGCGGTTTTAAATGCTGTTGGCTATTTTAGAGAGTTGCCGTTTTTAAAAGGAATGGCAGATGTAATATCTGCGCTATCAACAGGGGATGCTAATTATTTAACGAAAGGCCCAATGGGTTCCATGAACCTTGGCGTTCCAATACCAAATCCAGCTTCAGCATTAACTAGAACAATTGAGAGAATTGGCGATAACACAGTTACAAGCGCTGGAGCTGACTTTGAGTTTTACACAAAGCAAGAGGTAAGAGATTTAACTGACGCTGGCGAACTGAAGCGAGGGGTTGACAACAATTACGATTGGCAAATGGTTGGACAGCCAAAGGGTGAAATGGGGCTGAAATTTCAAGAATTGATGAACAATTGGAAATATCAAGCTATTGCAACTAACCCCTTTGTTGATGACATAAATGCTGAAATCCCGCGATACGACACATTAGGCAATCTAGTTACTGATGGCCCAACATATGAAGAAGCGCCAGCATTAAGAATGTGGAATGCTTTCAGCCCTATCACTGTGTCTAGCTCTGAAGAGCAACCAAAATATGTAAAAGAGTTAGTGCGGTTAGATTGGCCAATACCACAAGCGCCAAAAAAATATAAAGGTGTTGTGCTTAGCACCCTGCAACAAAGCAATCTTGTATGGCTTGCAAAAGGTGATCGTGAGCAAGTGCCGCCAAGTCTTGAAGGATTAGATCGAAGCCCGGTTAGAGTAAAGGTTAGCGGTATTGGTTATGTCACCTTCCAAACAGCGCTGGCCAATCTTATGACACCGGCTAATCGCAAATGGCGGCGCGCAAATGATAAACAAAAACGCGCTCTGGTTAGCTCTTTAAATGACCAATTTTTAGAAGCAGCATTTTCACGCCTTGTTGGCTTGCCGGGCAATGAAAAGCTTGGCCGCGCAGCTAAAGACATTGAAGGGCTAAAAGATAGAGGTATGTTATGACAATTAGCACCACAAACATCACCAAATCATACAGTGGCAATGGGTCTACGCATTCATTCGCTTATGACTTTCCTATCTTTGCGGATGCGGATTTAACAGTGATTGTGCGCTCATCAACAGGCGCTGAAACAACAAAGACCCTTAACACACATTTTATAGTCACTGGGGCTGGTGCGTCCTCTGGCGGCAATGTGTTGTTCAAGTACAATACCGGCACCAGCTCTGACGCACATTATTCTGCAACAGACTATCGCCCGGCCAGTGGCGAGACTGTTGTTATCAGGTCAGAGCTTAGCATTACACAAACCCTTGATCTTGTTGCTAACGATCCATTCCCGGCATCTAGCTTTGAAACAGCGCTTGATCGTTTGGTGCGGATGGTTCAACAACACGATGAAGAGCTAAACCGCTCTATCAAACTGTCGCGCACAAACACAATGACAAGCACTGAATTTACAAACAGTGCAACAGACCGGGCATCGAAGATATTAGCGTTTGACAGTTCTGGTGAGCTTAGCGTGGCACAAGAGCTGGGAACATTTAAAGGTAATTCCGCGACAACAACAACAGCGGCTTTTGTTCAGCGTGACATTGTTAAAGCAACAACAACCGCGCAGCTTAATAACATCTATATCTGTGTAGCTGATTCAGTCGTTGGCGATGCTCTTACAGACACAGACCATTTCGCATTACTGGTTGACGCTGTATCAGCCGCGACATCAGCCACCACCGCGACAACACAAGCTTCAGCCGCAGCAACAAGCCTATCGACATTTCAAGGTCAATATCACGGTGCTGCAAGCTCTGATCCATCTTCAAATTTAGATGCTGGGGATCTTTATTTTAACACATCAAGCGGAATGAAAGTTTACACAGGAAGCGCATGGGAAGATGTTAAGCCAACAAGCTCAGAGCAAACAAATATAAACACAGTTGCTGGTTCTAACAGTGAAATAGCCGCGCTTGCAGCAAGTGCAGTTATTGCAGATATGGCGCTTTTAGCAGACAGCGATGTCATAGCTGATATGGCCTTGCTTGCAACATCTGATGTTATTAGTGACATGAACACGCTAGCCACAAGCGATATTGTTTCAGATCTAAACACCCTTGCGACAAGCGATATTGTGACTGACCTAAACATTTTGGCTACGAGCGCAAATGTTACAAACATGGCAACGCTTGGTGCTTCTGGTGTTGTCACAAACATGGCAACGCTTGGCGCGTCTGGTGTTGTCACAAATATAGCTACAGTGGCTGGATCAATTAGCAATGTGAACACAGTAGCAACCAACATTGGAACAATTGGAACAAAAGCAACTGTAGATGAAGCAACAGCCCTAGCTATAGCTTTAGGATAGGAGATATAAATGGCTAATACATTCAAGGTTGTTAGTTTTGCAGCCGAACCAGCAAGCAGCGGAACGCCGTATGTGGTCTATACAGCGGCCTCATCAACGACAACCGTTATCTTAGGTTTAGTGCTTGCAAACATTCACACTAGCCAGGTTACTGCAACCGTTAATTTAGTAAGCAATACAGCTTCTAGGGGTGGCACAGGCAGTACAGCTAACGGCACTAGCGTAATTGTAAAAGATGCGCCAATCCCTGTCGGCGGCAGTTTGGAGTTATTGTCAGGGAACAAAGTAGTTCTCGAAACAACGGATCAAATTACGGTGGACTGTAGCGTGGCTGATAAAATCTCAGGCACACTAAGTATTATGGAGATCACCTAATGGCGTACATTGGCAAAGGCGTTATAGGCGTTGAGCATCCTAGCACCTCTGCGCTAACTGCAACGACAGGCACATTTTCTGGAATAGTAAAAACAGATGCTATCCAGACAAACGCTGGCAAGCCTATCTTGAATAGCACTGGTTCTGTTTTGCAAGTTGCTAGTAATTTCATAACATCTGATTTTAACACAGCAAGCACAAGTTTTGTGTCAACTGGTCTTTCACAAGCTATAACCCCATTATCTACCAGCAGTAAAATTCTATGTATCGTTAGTATTGGTAGTTGGTATGTTGCTGGTTCTGGTGGTTCTGCTAATGGTACTGTTTATCGTGGGTCAACTAATATAGGAAATGGTAATGCGGGGCTTATGTTAATTGACCACGATGCCTTAAATATTCCATGTACAACCCAAGTTTTAGATAGCCCCAGCACAACAAGCGCAACAACTTACACTGTGTATGTTAGAACAAGCGGTGTGACAACTTATGTTTCATATAGTAGTTATGGTCACTTTACAATTACACTCATGGAGATTGCTGGATGACGGACATATCAACAGCTATACGGGCTTTAACGCCCACTGCTGAGTGGACAGTAAGAGGCACTGAAATTGAGTGGCATAGCAAAGACATTTCACAGCCATCTAATGATGCGATAAATGCAAAAATAGATGAATTGAAAGCGGCAGAGCCAATGCGATTACTGCGTCAGGAACGTGACAGATTGATTGCTGAAACAGATTGGTGGGCATCAAGTGACCTTACTATGTCATCAACACAAACAAAATACCGCCAAGACCTAAGAGACATCACTAAAACTGCTACATCACTGGATGATGTAAGCTGGCCGGAGAAACCATAATGCCATACATAGGACGCAGCCTTGGCGATGGAGTTCGCGCAAGGTACATCTACGCAGCCACCTCTGGACAAACCAGCTTTAGCGGCAACGATGCTAACGGCATAGCTCTTGCCTACTCAGATACACTGTACATGGATGTGTATCAAAACGGTGTGCTTCTCAAACCAGTGACGGATTACGCTAGTACAACAGGCACAAGCGTTGTGCTGGTAACAGGAGCAAGCACTAGCGATGTTGTCGAGATGATCGTCTACGATAGCTTTGCTGTAGCTGATACTGTTAGTGCGATCAATGGTGGTGCGTTTAGTGGAAATATATCGTCACCAATAATCACTGGGTCAACATCAATAAAAACGCCATTGATTGAGTTCACTGATGGTGATGATGCTATAACCATTGCAGATGGTGGTATTGTTACTAAACCAGCATTGCCAGCGTTTTATGTTCATCCAACCAGCAAACAAACTAATATTGCAGTCAACTCAAATGTTACAGTTATATTTGACAATGAAGTCACCGATCAAGGTGGCAACTTTGCAAGCAATGGTTTCACTGCGCCTGTTAACGGGTTTTATCATTTTAGCACATATTTAAGATTAGAAAACATAGACTCTGCCGCTGGGTACTATTTACTTCAATGGCAAATTGGCGGCACTAATTTACAAGCGCATTTGTTTGACCCTGATTTTGGACAGGACAATACTTATTTTGCCATGAACTCTAGTCTTACATATTATGTGACAGCAGGTACAGCAACGACACTTTTAATTTTACAAAGTGGTGGGACAAGTCAAACCGATATTGATGATGACAGTTGGTTTAGTGGGCATTTAGTAGGATAATTTTAGGAGACAATAGATGCCGTATATTGCAATCTCTCTACAGAGGAGTGGAGTTAATGAGTAAAGCAGCAGAATTAGCCGCGCTGATTGGTTCAGGTCAGGCGCAGGGTAATAAGAATCTTGTCATCAATAGTGATTTTCAAGTTTGGCAAAGAGCCACCGCAGCTACTGCGGCTGCAAATAACACCTATAACACGGTTGATAGATTTTATTTTTTGTTAAGTAATGATGGCGCAGCTACATCTGAACGATCTACAGACACACCCACAGGTACAGGCTATTCGTTACTTGCTAAATGTACAACGGCTGATACAAGCCTTGCGGCTGGTCAGTATATTGCTATTGGTCAAAGCATTGAAGCGCAAAATCTTCAACCTTTGCAGTATGGGACTTCCTCTGCTAAAACTCTTACTTTGTCGTTTTGGGTAAAA